GCCACAAAAGTTTTATCAAGAATATATGATGGAGGTGCAAAGTGAAGAAGATTCGATTTTTAACAGAAACCATATCAAGTATTGGGACGGAACATTCAACTTTGATAAGGATACGGGAATATGTAGAGTTATTAAAGAAAATGGTGATGCAGAGCCTGTCAACGTCTTCGCTGGTGTTGATCCTGCCACTGATAGTGTTAGGCGTGATAGTGACTACAGCGTTATATGTTTTGTCGCTGTTGATCCTAATAATAATGTTTATGTGCTCGATTATATCAGACATAGGTCTCTTCCTGTCTTGGGCATACAAGGGGATGATCAA